GCGATTGAGGGTCGCTTCGGTCGAGGCCTCGCCTTCAACAAAAAAAGAGAGCGCATGGCTCTCTTTTCTCGTTGAGCGGTAGACGAGGCTCGAACTCGCGACCCTCAGCTTGGGAAACTAATTCCAACCGTTTATACCGCATTGAATATCAAATGTTTATTTTTGTCGATTATCGCCGTTGCAGGTTTTTTGCAGGTTTTTCACTTTTTCGCCGTCCCAGCCCAAGTCAAAGAACGCTCCATTACCTGTTAGCAGCCAATTGGCGGAAACCTTGTAATCGTTTACAAGACACTCTAACCACGCCACTTGAAAAATATCCCTTTCGGGCGACTTTTCGCAGGTGTTGAAATTCCAGCGGTTGATACCATAACGAGCGGTAAAAGTCTGCTTCCCTCGAATGATTTTGTTCGCTTTCAATATCTGAATAGCCTCAAAGAAGCGGCGGACTATTTTTTGGCTTCGTTCTGTTTGCATAATACTCTCTGTTTTTTATAAGCCGCATCGAAGCGACTTTGAATTTTTCTATTCCTTTCATCAAGCAGCTGCGCCCAGCGTTCTACGGTAGCAGCGTCAAATTCACTTCTCCCGTCTTGCAGTTCGCGCAACTCTTCGGGGGTCATCACGGGCATATACTTTTCAATCTCCAAAAGGCGCAAGAGGTGTTGTTTCACTTCGTCTGCGCCCGTTGTTATCATTGCGCCCTCTCCGAGGAGCAACCAACGCGCATCGAGTTCCGGGAACTTTTCGAGCAACGAAATAATCGGGCGTATTCCAATGCCGCCCTCCTTCAATAATTTATGAAGGTATTGGGGCGACCAGCCCATAAGTTCCGCGAAGTCGGCTTGCTTGCCTCCCGTCTTGTATTGTATGAATTCGAGTAGTCTATTGTTCATATCAGTTATTGTTTAGTCCGAATGAGTTTGTTCCCAATTTGCGTTTGAATAGTTGTTCTTTCCGAACAGCCTCGTCCGGGGTTACGGTCTTCGGCAAGAGCATTAGTATTGAAAATTGGAAGTGCTTGCAAGCGTATTCCCAATCCTCGTCAATGAGAGCCTTCAAAGCCTTGTTCCCTCCGTGTCCGTTAGTTGAAACATATTCAGACCAACGCCCCCACAGCCCGTCTTCCCCATACGCAGAGCCGATGTATAGTTTGCCCGTATGGGTGTCGTTGATAAGGTACACCCCTTTGACTGCTGAAAGAACCCTGCGCCAATCGGCATATTGATTTATCACAATCTCTTGCAGTTCCGCGAAGTCAAGTATCAGTTCAAAGTAGTCGGTAAACCTTTTGTAGTGCAGTCCCGGAGAAATCTCCAAAATCTCCATTTCGTTTTTAATCCATTGGTGCCACGATATAGCATTTTCCCAGCGAATTATTACCCTTTCCTTCAAATCCTCGTAGCCTTCTACCTCTGTCATTGAATACACATAGGAGCCGTTATTGTTTGTTCTTCCGTCTATTCTATACACGCCTACAAAGCGGGCAAGTACCCCTTCTTCCCCAATGAAAGAAACAATGTAATCGACCCCCTTGAATATATCTTTGCTCTGCGTGTTTTGATATTCCAAAAACGCCCTGCGGTCTGTCCTATACATATTATATAGGTCAAGCCGCCTATCCTTGTGTCTAACAAGTTTGACGCGGGCTGTTCTTTCAAGCCCCCTATTGTAGAGCAATTCTTGAATTGTTATCATTACTGCATATTCTCGATTATTGACAATAGTCGGTCTATCTGCTGCTGGCTCTTGCTCAACTGCTCGGCTTGCGTCTTTATGATTTCCAAATAGTCCTTCTCCGTCTTGTTTACGGTTACGGAATGACCGTGTATGTTATCTCCGTTTTGATTATTCTGTATTACTTGATTATCCACAAGCATTTCCCCTTCTCCCGTCAGGAGCCAAGCAATACTTATATTTAAGTATCGTGCTTGAATTTTCTCGGCAACTTCCTTGGAAATTCCGTGCTTGCCGTTCTTGATGTCGTAAAGGGTTTGAACGGTATTCAATCCTATTTCCTCTGCCAACTTTCTGAAATTCAGCCCTGTAAATTTTTTCAGTTCCCTAATTCGCTCGCTATCAGTCATATAAAAGAAAATTTAAGTATCAGACTAAAATTTTGCTTGAAAAAATTTTGTAATTCAAGTTTTATACTTTATTTTTGCATCAAGTTTTACAAATAGTTTATAAAATCGTTGTAAAAATAGAAATAAAAATCGAAGTAAACTAAAAAGTTGAGCAAAAAATGAACGGACAGGTAACATTTTGGAAATCGGACTTTGCTGGCGACAACTACGACCAGCTAATTGAAATCCTCAAACAATACGCTTGTAAGGGCAGAGGGTATTGGTTTGTGGTCAAAACAAATTTTGTTCGCGCATTGCTTCCCGAAGATGAATACGAGTGGATTATGGCAAATGTAGCGAACTACGGCAACCCTAACATTAACAAGTAAAAAGCAAGTAACAATGACAGATTTGAGAACTCCTGTTGAGAAGGCAAGAGAAGACAAGCATCAGCGCATCTGTGCGATGTTCCTTGACCTTTCAAACAAACACCCCGACACAGCCCCGCACCGCATATTTGGGATAATCGCGCGGGCAGAAACAATGACCGTACCGGGTGTAAAACACATCTTGGTAACAAACGGTTTGTACGCAACAAAAGCAAAGTAATAAACCTTTTAATCTATTTGAGTTATGGATATAATGGACAAAATTGAAAAGTGGTTTCAAGTATGCGCATCTGTGCTGTTTGTATTTTTCTCGCTGTTCAACCTTGTGAGAACCTTCATACAGACCTCTGATGTGTTCTACGCTATGTGCTTCGCGGCTCTCCTTGTATTGTCTTGGTATCTTCTCAAACTCTCGTGGCGCGAGTTAAAGGAGTCGCCACAGGATAACCACATCAACGAGGAGGAAGAGGTATGATAACCGCGATAGAACCGAAGGTAAACGCGGCTGGGCGATATTCGGTAACAGAAACTTCGGCGGCACTCGGTATCCATCGCAACAGCCTACGCAAATACACGGAACAGGGGCTAATCAAATGCGGCTTTCGTAAGCCAACAGCCCGCAAATTCTATCTCGGTAGTGAAATCTTAAAATTTTGGAGGGGTCAATTATGAACAGCTACAAATTGGGGCAGGAACTCGATGAACTAAAAGCCGATTACGCGAAGGCGGCGGCAATGTCAGAAGAGGATATTCAGAACGAGTACAACACCGACGACAGCAAAACCGAGTTCCTCGCCTACCTCCAAGAAGATATTGACAACCTTCAAGAGAGATACGATGAAGCCGTAGCGGAGGAGGAAGCCGAGGAGAATTTTGATTGGCGCACCGCAGGTCTTGACCCTGCTTTCTCGTCTTGGGAGGAGGTAAACAGAATGTTCGTATAGACGCACGGGGAGGTAGCTCAATGTAGAGTACCGCAGAGGATGCGGAGGTTGGTGGTTCGAGTCCGCCCTTTCCCACAATGCAACGCCCGAAGCAGTAAGAGGGCAAAATAACAGCATCATATTATGAGTGAAATTATCCAAGTTCAGCAAGCAGAAATGCTTCAAGCAATCAACCGAAGCGAGGTTGATATGCAGGTATCAACAGCGAAGCAGTACCCGCGAGAACTGCCGAAGGTGTTGAACCAAATCGCCACCTATGCGACTATGGACACCGAAACAGCCTCGGAGTGTTTCTATGTTCTGCGCCGTAACGGGGACGCTATTGAGGGGCTGTCGGTTCGTATGGCAGAGATTATCGCAGGTGCGTGGGGCAATCTTCGAGTTCAGACCCGCATAATTGGCAATGACGGCAAGACAATTACCGCACAGGGTATCTGCCACGATTTGGAAACTAATGTGGCGGTATCGGTAGAGGTTAAACGCCGTATTACGGACAGCAAAGGTCGAACCTACTCGGAGGATATGCAGGTGGTAACGGGCAACGCTGCCTCCGCTATTGCCTTCCGCAACGCGGTTTTGAAAGTTGTTCCGAAGGCGGTAACAAAGAAGGTTATTGAGGAGGTTAAGCAAGTGGCTCTCGGTCAAGCAATCGACCTCGAAACAGGTCGCCAGAACTGCCTTGCCAACTTTGCGAAGGTGGGCGTAACCGACAAGATGATTTTTGACCTCTTCGATATTAGCAAGATTGAGGAGATAGACAAAAACCGTCTATTCGAGTTGAAAGGTCTTTGGAATGCTATCAAGGAGGGTACGACCACCGTACAGGAGGCGTTCATCAAGCCCATAGAGGAACGCAAGCAAGCCGAGGAAGCCAAGCGTAAGTCGGAGGAAACAAAGGCAAGGGCAACTGCTGCCGCCAAGCGCGCCGTAAAGACCGCCGAGGAGGGCGAGCAAGTGCCGCCAGCCAATGTGGACCCCGAAACGGGCGAAATCGTTGAGTAATAATCGGGGCAACGCTCCACAACAACAATCTTATGAGTTACACAATCATTAGACCAAAAGACCGACACGAGTGGCTACGCCACCGTGAGAACGGTATCGGTTCGTCAGAGGTTGGAACTATCCTCGGTCTGAACCCGTATGAAACGCCATACCAACTATGGCGGCGTAAGAAGGGGCTTGACGCTCCGAAGGTTGAGAACTTTGCTATGCGAGCAGGGCATTACTTGGAAGATGCCGTTTCGCTCTTTTACCGTGATGAAACGGGCAAGGAAATCATCAAGGCTTCGGCTGGCGACTGGCTCATAGTAAACAACGAGAAGGAGTATTTGCGCGTATCGCCTGACCGTACCTATTGGATACCGGGCAGACCCAAATCAGACCGCAACAAGGGCATTTTGGAGTGTAAAACGACCCAAATGGAGGTGGACGGCGACAGCCTCCCACAGCATTGGTTCTGCCAACTCCAATATCAGTTAGGTGTCGCCGAGTTAGAGCAGGGTGCAATTGCTTGGCTCACTATGGGTCGAGAGTTCGGCTATCGCGATTTGGCGTTTGACAAAGAGTTCTACGACTATATGATTGAAGAGGTTGACCGCTTTTGGATTGACAACATCGTTGGCGGTATTGAACCGCTTGCAATCAATGTAGATGATGTGCTTTTGAAGAACCCGCGCCACATCATTGGCAAGACGGTAGAGGCTGACGAGGAACTTGTGCAGAGTTGTGCTGAATTGAAGGAAATCAAGGAGGAGTTGAGCGCGCTCGATACTCGCAAGAGGGATATTGAGAGTGCTATCAAAATGGCTCTTGGCGATGCAGAAGCACTTGTCGCTCCCGGTAGTAGCCTTGCGAAGCCTACAATCCTCGCGACTTGGAAGGCGGCGAAGGACAGCACCAAATTCGATGAAAAGAGGTTTGCAGCAGAGAAACCGGAACTCTATGCAGGCTATCAGTACACGGTTCCCGGTTCGCGCAGATTTTTACTCAAATAGTTATGGCTGGATTTTATGGCTCAATTTGCCTCACGGATATTCCGCGAGAGTTGATTTCAACAGGCAAGAACGGCAAAAAGTATCTCAATATCGAGATTGGAGAACGCCGACAACCTTCGCAGTTCGGCGCAACGCATTATGTAAAAGCCTCCGTAAAGCAGGAGCAAAAGCGCGATGGCGTGAATTACTACATTGGAGATTTGAAGCCAAGCCGATTTGACAACGGCGGGCAGCCTACGCAGCAGACCGTAACAGCTGCGCCCGCAGGACAAGCCCAAGCGTTCAACACTCCTGATGAAAACGGCGATTTGCCATTCTAAACGCTACAACTATGCACCTGATAAGCAACCAGCAGCGGCGTGAAATTATAGACTTTTTGACCGCCTTCATCGAGTTGACAGCCGACAACGGCAGCACAAAGGTTTACAATCAGAAACGCCGCGCTGGTAGGCTTGTCAAGAAGCTGAAAGAGAATAACGAAATTGATTTATCACTTGTAAAAGCATTAAAAGATGAACACAAAAGAATTCAAACAACCGAGCCTCGAACAGGTACAGGAGGCGTTCAGAAACGCGGGTAGCAACCCCGAAATTCAAACCTTGCTCCGCACTCTTTACGGCGATGCAGTAGAGGTGGATAACCGCCCCGTAACCGAGCGTATCAAGTCATTTGAGGACGCTTTGGACGAGTTGGAAGTTAGAGCAGCCAACGGCGACAACACGGCTAAAATGCTGTACGATGATTGGCACAATGTAACAACCGACAGCGATGATTTGATTGCATTCCTCAAACTCCGTATTGTCTGCGCCGCCTTGAACGAGGGTTGGGAGCCGAAGCACACAGAGGACGAGGTGCGCTACTATCCTTGGCATTGGCTCTATACACAAGACGGACTCAACGATATGCGCGAGGAGGAGAAAATCAACCGTTGTATGCTCCCTACGGGCGAGTATCAGACTGAATATGCGGGCTTCGGCTGTGCGTACTCGCGTTACGCTCCCTCGAATGCGGCTGCGTTTCTCGGCTCTCGCCTTTGCTTACGCTCCGATGAACTCGCAGTGTATTGTGGCAAGCAATTCATCAAACTTTGGGCTGATTTCAAGTTAATCCACAAGTAATAACCAACGGGGATAGGCTCGTGTCTATCCCCGTCAAAAACAAATCACTATGGAAAAAGTATTAGGACAGGAGTACAGCAGACCGCAAGACCGAATTGCGTTCCTGCGCGACAACTGCGATGCAGTTGAGAATTTGGGCTATGTAAAGCCGCTCAAAACCGAAGAGATTGAGGAGTTGAAAGACCGCCTCGTTGAGAACAACATCCAATTACGCGATGTGCGCGCCGACAAGAAGGCGGCGAACAAAGAGTTCAACGACACAATCAAGCAACTCGAAGAGAGTAACGACGAGGTTACGGGTAAGTTGAAGGAGCGCAGCGAATATGTAACAGAGCCTTGCTACAAGTTCATTGACGAGGAAACCCGCGAGGTGGGCTACTACAACGATGAGGGCGTTTTGGTTTACTCTCGCCCCGCTCGCCCCGAAGAGTGTCAGAGGAACATTTTCAAAACCTTCCGTACAGGTACAGAGGGTTAGTCAATAACAATCAAACACTTTAACAATGGAACAGAAAATCAAACAGGAGGTACAGAGGCAGATTGCCGAAATGGTGGCTACCGGGCTGCCCGCTGGCTGCGGCGAAATCATTATCCGCGAGGGTAAAGCAGTAGAGGTAAAAGAACCCGTAAGAGTGGCTATCAAAGGAACTATTGACGCAGCCGCTCGTTGGCTGGAAACTCGCTTCGATTGCTTGAAGGAGAAGACCTGCCATATCCTTGTAAACCGCGAGGACTTGTATATCTCGTTGCAGTGCAACGAGAACAACGCCTACGGAACTTTCATCACGGGAGAGTTAGAGTTGTCGCCCGAATACAGGAAGTTCGGTATCAACGAGGGCGAGTACATCACCCACTTTGAAATGGCGGAACTTATCAAGATGAACCGCTCGCACTTTGAGAACAAATCGGAGGCGATGAAACTCGTAACCGAGTTGCAGAACTTCAAAGCGAAGGTTGATAAGGAGATTGAGGATTGCGATAACAAGCGCGGTGACCGCCGTTTGCTCGTCAATCAAGCAGTCCAGCACAACCTGCCCGCAGCGTTCAGCCTTGTAATCCCAATCTTCAAGGGAGGCGAGAAGCAGACTATCGCGGTTGAGGTTTATGTGAACCCTGCCGACTTTACTTGCACCCTCGTTTCCGCAGAGGCTAACGACCTCGTAGAGGAGTTGCGCAACAAAGAGATTGATGCAGTCCTTGACCGTATCAGGAAGCGTTGCCCGGACATCGTGATTATTGAGCAGTAGTTTAACCAGCCCTGCCCGCTCTTTTTGTGGTTGCGGAGTGGGTGGGGCTTAATTCCACAACAACAATGAGCGAAGCAGGAAAGGAATACGGCGAGTTCGTTAAGGAACTCCGGGAAAACAACTATGAGCGGTTCAAGGCGAAAACGCTGCCCCGCTTGGTAAGTAGCGAAGAGGTCGAGAATATCATTGAAGATTGCTTTTCTTTTGCCGTTACGACAAAGAACAACGGCGTGATTGACATCTTCCCAAAGGCGAACAAACTCCGCATTAGAAGGCAAAATAAATGGGTAAAACCGATTATGCCTTGGTTGCGCAAACATATACTCAAATGTACGAATTAAGAGATTACCAAAAACAGGCTGTTGATGTTGCTGTGAACTTTTTCCAAACGGGAAACAAGAAGAATGGCATCATTGTCCTCCCTACGGGCGCGGGCAAAAGCCTCGTGATAGCCAATATCGCGTATAGGCTTGACGCTCCGGTGCTGATATTTCAGCCGTCAAAGGAGATATTGGAGCAGAACTACGAAAAGTTATGCTCATACGGCGTTATGGATGTTGGTATTTTCTCGGCTTCATTTGGGCGCAAGGAGGTTCGCAAAATCACATTTGCTACTATCGGCAGCGTGAAGAGCCACAAAGATTATTTCCGATTGTTCCGCTATGTTATCATTGACGAGTGCCACGGTGTTAATGCCGAGGCGGGTATGTATAAGGACTTCATCGAAACTATACAATGCAAGGTGCTGGGGCTAACCGCCACACCTTACCGTCTATATTCAAGCAGGTTCTACGGCTCAATGCTCCGTTTCATC